GGCCCGTCGAACCACGCCGCAATCGAGTGCCGCTTCCCTTCTGTTACAGGCTGCGCCGCATGACGCACAAACGAGGGGAAGAAGATCGCGGTGCCCTGCTGCCTCATCTCTTCGGCGTTCGGGTAGTGCGTAACGTGGTCAAACGTCAAATCCCCGCCTTTGTACTCGGCAGGGTCCGTCAATTGAATGACGCACGAGAGCTTGCGGTGATAGTACGGATCGCCATTCATATAAAAAATGTCGTGGTGCGTCTTGTACTCGCCTTGTCTCTCGCCGTCATATTCTGCGATTTGATAGTAGTCGATCTTGCTGATATGCACGTCGAACCAATCCCGGTTGGCCCAGATAGCAAGCTTCCACAACTCATCAAACATATAGTCGAGTTCGGCATCGCCCTTGTTGACGAACCAGATGCTTGAGCGACGGAACGAGTCGTCCGCCTTGATGCCTGCATCCGTGCCGATCTGAGCCTCGCTAGGCTCTCGTTTAGTAGCCGTACTCACGATCCGAGCGCACTGCTCAGGGGTGAAGTAGGACTTGAAGTAACACCATTCGCCTTTCATTTATCACCTTATGGGGCACTGTCTACTTCAAATGAAATAGTTGCCGTTGCGATGACAAGAGATGTTGCCGCGATGCGGATTTCTATCAGAACTTCTCTATCACCAGAATTGTTAGTTACAGTAAGTACCCAATCTCTAGTAGTACTTAAACTATTCCACCCAGCGCCGGGTCCTGAAAAACTGCCTCCAGAGCCACTAAGCACTGTTGCTTGAACTTCATAATCAGAAGTGGTGCCGCTCCCAACAAGCCACTCACCAGAAATAGTTGTTAACGATGTACCTTGTTGTCTGAGCGCCACTCCATCATTTCTTAAACGATACGTTGCAGTGGCAGTGCCGCCTACTCCTGCTTTACTGTTGTTAACTGCTGTTTGGTCGGTAATCTTTACGGACGGGAAAAATTTAGTCCAAGCCGACCCATTCCAAGTATAAGCATTAACAGCAGGGACCCACGAAGAGCCGTCCCACACCTTAAGGTACCCGGCTTCAGTAAAACTTGATCCATTCCACACCTTAAGCGGCATATCGTTCTCTTAAATCTGGAACCAGACATCGCCTTGGTTGGACGCCGTGGGCGTGGTGGAGGTCACGAAGACCTTGCCACCACTCGTATAACCAGAAGTGGCGTTTTCCAAGAACGGAGGACCGCTTGTTCCCGAAGGACCAGTCGGACCGGTAGGACCCGTAGGACCCGTAGGACCCGTGGGACCAGTAAGACCTTGAATACCTTGTGGGCCGGTGGGACCAGTCGGACCCGGACCTCCTGACGGCCCAGTTGCACCAGTAGGACCCGTCAAACCTGTCGGACCCGGAGGACCCGGAGGACCCGTAACACTTGCTCCCGCAGGGCCAGTCGGACCCGTAGGACCAGTCGGACCCGTAGCACCCGGCGTACCAGTCGGACCAGTCGGCCCCGGAGGACCCGGTACAGTTGAAGCAGCGCCGGTAGGACCCGGAGGACCAGTCGGACCCGTGGGGCCGGGAACAGTCGAGGCAGGACCGGTAGGACCGGTCGGACCCGTAGCACCAGTTGAGCCAGTCGGACCCGTGGGGCCCGGAGGACCCGGCACAGTAGAGGCAGCACCAGTAGGCCCAGTCGGCCCCGGAGGACCCGCAGAGCCAGTCGGGCCAGTAGGCCCGGTCGGGATGGTGAAGTTAAAGACCGCCGCGCTCGTTGAGCCCGAGTTCGTGATCGCCGCAGGGCTGCCTGCAGTGCCCGTCGTGACCGTACCAAGCGTAAGCGTAGCCGCCGAACCAGTCGAACCCGTGGGACCCGGAGGGCCAGTCACACCCGGAGGACCCGGCACAGTTGAAGCAGGACCAGTCGGACCCGTAGGACCCAAAGGCCCTGTAGGACCAGTCGGACCCGTAGGGCCAGTAGGACCGGTAGGGCCGGTCGGGATCGTGAAGTTAAAGACCGCAGCCGAGGAACTGCCTGAGTTCGTAATTACCGCAGGGCTACCCGCAATACCCGTTGTTACTGTACCAAGAGTAAGCGTAGCCGCTGAGCCAGTCGGACCCGTAGCACCCGTGGGACCAACCGGACCCGTTGCGCCAGTCGGACCAGTCGGACCAGTCGGACCAGTCGGCCCCGTGGGGCCAGTCGGACCCACCAAGTTAATCCCGCTAACGATGTCCGTGCCGTTAGAGACAAGGATGGTCTTCACGCCATTAGCAACCGACACGCCGGTCTGGCCCGTGACCTTGACCGTGACAGCGAAGCCGCCCGTGGTGTTGTTGAAGATGAAATAGAGCTTCTTGTTGGTCGGCACCTCGACAACGCGTGCTGCGGTCAGCGCACCAGTCAACTCGATGTACATGTTACGGGCCACGCCCGTAGCGCCGTTCGGGATGGTCAGGATCGTGGGGGAGGCCGAGTCTGTGATTGCCTGCGTGACGTACCCAGCAATGGACTGTTCAAGCAAAGTGCCAAGGTTGGTATTGGTCGTGACGCCCCATGTACCTGCCTGTTCGCCGGTACCGATGAGCTCAATCCCAAGGTTAGAACTAAAAGTTGTCATGTTTAGCCTCTACTGAGCGTCATTTACAGGAGTCCACGTGGCTCCTTGAGAGTCGTTGATATTGCTCCAGCCTGCGCCGGGTAGCGGCGTGTTGATTATGAACCGGTTCAATGTCGCCCCGGTTTCTTGGGTCAAGTAGTTGCCGATTCCGGTCTCCAGCAGCAAATAACCAAAAGTCGCGGCGTCTCCCCACGTAACCACTTGCGTATCATTGACCGCGACCCACGTCACACTAATTAAACCTCAACAATGCTGAACTGGATGAATTGGTCGGCATCTGCACCGTGAAGGTGTTGGTAGCGATCTTGTCTGCGCCAAAACTCAGGACCGCTATGGACTTGTTGCTCTTGCTCGCGTTGTAGATGAGGCCACCTGCCGCCGTAAAGGACGCCGGGTTCCACACAGCATTGCTAAAATTAATGTAGACCACGTTGTTTGCCGTGCTGAGCGTCACGCCGGTCAAGATCACACCCCCGGCAACATAGCTACCGCCGACAACCTCGTTGGTGACGGAATAGACCGTGATGTTCTCATCTAAGGTAGCGCTACTTGTGTAGAGCGCAAGCTTGATCGTATCCGTCAGCAGGTCATGCACTGCTTGCGGAAGTTCAGCCTTGAAGCTCAGCGTTTGGGTCTGAAAAATAGCCATTTTAATTCGCTCGGACCCGTGGTGCGCCAGAGCGGTACGTATCCTGCATTTCCCGGCCTTCCACAAGTTGTTTCAAGAGCACTAAGGCTTCCTGATACTTCTGCTCGTAGTACTGCATCATATCCGCTTCGCCCTTCAAGTAGGTATAGGCTTCACGCAGCGCCCCATACAGCAATACGGCTTCAAAATTAGTGCCAAGCCACGAGCTGCCTGCAACCGTAATAGACACAGGATATCCAAAATAATGAAGCTCAAAATTGTAGTTTAGATCCGGAGTCGGGCCTAAAATAAATGTGTTGTCGTCGAACAGCGCGTAATGCGTAGGCGTACCCGCTATGTCAGGATCGGGATATGAAGAACGAATAAAACTTACGTCTTTGTTAATAAGGTACGATTGAACATTAGTAATCGGCTCAATTACAGCTAAAGAAAACGTCGCAAGCCAATCGCTTGGTAACGTCAAATACTGGTTATTTGCTGTAGCAGCACCTATGACGTTCTTGCGGGCAGCAGGAAGCTGCGCAAAGTTAAAGATTTTTTGTTCTGCTTGAACGATAAAAACCGGTATATTCGCAACGAACGAAGACTCAGTAGATTCACAGTAATCTTGAATCAATTGCCAAAGATTCGTAGGGGAATTGACCCCGACTGCATAGGTGATTGCCACGCGTCAGACCTCAGTCTTCTTCGTAGAACATGAAACCACGAGTAGCCGCGCCTGATCCCCGCATTTTCATGCGCTTTTTCATGCCGGGGCTGTGCTTGTAGTTACCGTCCAACATGAACCCTTTACGGTTTATATCCTTTTCGGGATACGCACCGCCACCAGAACCGGGGATAATCGGCATCTTTTTAGGGCTGCGATAGATCTTCTCGCTCATGTCGTTTACCTCGGGCCAGACGAACCGCGCATCGGGCTGCGCTGATTCATGACCTTAGCCATGCCACGACCGTACTTCTTCATCTCGCTGTTGGTCTTGCCACCAGCACGCATGCCTTTAACAGCCGGATCAGGGTGAGCACCCTTACCCTTCGCCATATGCTTCTTCAGCATCGCCTTCGTGTCCATCTTAATACTCCTAGGTCGTTACGACCGTTACATCGCCCACGTATCCCTTGGATACGAGATAATTTGGGGTCAGCCCTGCATCATCTGCAGAGGCCCCACCAACCGGGTTCCAGCCCCACTGGATCATTCTACTACCACCCGCGCCGTCATTGCCGGGTGCAAAATAAGTCGTGTCCGGGCGGGGGTTCCGTATTGCCTGCGGATCGTCCACCGGGTAGAGACCAAGCGACAACTGCGGCTGATCAGGCTCCCAACACGACCCGCAAACGAGGATATTGACGTTCTTGGTCTTGATGACAAGCGGCCTAAGCTCCTTCAGCTTAAAGCGCCACCCGCAGCGGTCACACTGCGAAATAGCATTTTTGCCACTTGCAAACCGATTAGGCATCAGTAGCCCCCAAGGAAGCTCTGTCTCGGCACGAACCGCACCGCAGCCTTCTCCCGATCCTCGCCCGCAGCCAGATCCCAAGCCTCGTCGTATTGAGCCTTGAGCGCCGCCATCCTAGCTTCAGCGCCGGGAATCTTCATCGAGAGCATATAAGCCAAGCCCGCAACCATGCAGGGCATAAAGCGGAACGGGATGTCCTGCCCGTTGATGCCATTACCCACGTCGAACATACGGCGTAAACGGGTGTAATACAGGGTATACGGGGTGCTGTTGTCGGGCTTCGGCCACACCGTGAACTGCGGATAGACCACCGCGCCAGCCGAGTCCGTTGCACCCGTACGACGATTGATCCAGATCTGGATCGGACGCCCCGTCGCGTTCTTGTTCGGGATGGCAACGTAGGTGCTGGACGAAATCCGGCTGATGTTGATGTCGATCTGATTCGTGCCGGTGCCTGTCCGGATCACATGGTCGAGCAAGTCCACTGTGTCGGCAGGGAGGTCATAGGTCCCGACGTTGTAGGTCAAGGCATGCGTGCCCTGCTCAAGCGTCCACAAATTGATGCCCCGGTTGGACCAGTCCATGAGCAACAGGGACAGACTACGCTTAGCCGTACGCAGGTCGTAAC